CCCGTAAAAGCGCAATCGGTATAGAAGTCCTCACTGAATAGCTCAACATAGTATTTATCCACCGAGTTAAATCTGCGCTTGGTCACAGTCAGGATTCGTGTGACATCCACGCCGACATCCAAGAAACTGCCATCGGTTATAAACTCACTAGGTGCTACCACCTGTTGGCTCTTGAGAATAGAGAACACCGCCATCGTGCCGTCATTGACATTAGTAATCAGCAGCAGATCACCCTCGTCGGTATCCGTTGCACGGCGCAATGCCAAGCGGCTTGGACCTTTGAGCAAGTGACCACACAAGAGCGAGATACGCTGCGTCACATAAGTCGCTTGCGTGTCTGCATACAGGAACTCATTAAGCGCTTTACCTTGTCGCTGAATAAAAATTGTACCTGACTCAAGCGCCTCAACCCGTGTGCCAGGCTTAGTGCCGTTCTTGCTAATAGACTTAAACAAGAATGTGCTTGGCGTGATCGGGTCAGTACCAGCTTGAGGCACATAGAACTCAGCGCCAGTCGTGAACACTTGGAAGTCACGACCAGAGATCATGTCCACAATCACGTTGAGCTGACTGGTGTCTAGTGTCGCCTCGACTGCGTCATCATCTAAAGCCTCGGTGATCTTGAAGTCAAAATACAATCCGATCTTAGAACCCCATACCGTAGAGGGGCGTGACTTACTGCCACCAAAATACAAACGTCCCTCATGGAACACGACAGTGCGAGGCCATCCACGACCACTTGACCACACCGCCTCGTAGCCAGATTCAATATCCCAACTAGCTGTTGCAATAGCTGATGTATTAAAAAATGGAAACTCGACAATAGCATTGACTACTGTGCCAGACGTATAGCTCACAATACGAGCACGACCCTGTGGCATTGCGTTGACATACTGGCCAACACTACCTGCGGTAAATACCGATGTCGATGCAGTCAGCGTGATATTGCCAGACACGGCAGACGGGGTAAGCGTACCAGCAGGCGCAGTAATAGTCAGCGTAAAGGCGTAGTCAGGAATACTGCCAAATGAAATATTGCTGATTGCCCAGCTTGCGTCCGTGCCGCCACGGACAATGCTAATTGGGTTTAAATTAGGGTGCGTCACAATCAGCGTATCAGCCGACTGCGTCCAATTCAACTCAGCTAAGTTAGCCGATGCGATTGTCGTCACCAAATACGGGTTACCCGTACCGTTGATATTAGTAATGAGCACACCAGCCTTGAAGATGTACATACGCAAGTCTACAAAGACCAGCATATAACTGTCATCAACTGAGAACTCAAATGGAACCATACGCACGCCATTGCCTGTACTGGCTGGCAACTCATAGACATTCTTGAGACCTGGGCGGCGCTTTAGTCCACCTTGTGGTTGGATCACTACATTGGTCGCCTTGGCAAGAGCGTTGTTATATTGCTCCAAGTCAACCCTTGCACGCAGCAAAGGGTCGAGCTCTCCAGTAGAGAAATTGGTTTGCAAATTAACAAAGCGTGCCATTTAGAATCTCACATCAACAAGAGTAAAATCCTCAATTGCTTGAGTAGGCTTACCGTATCCGTCCATGTTCATTGCTTGACGCAGGTATCCACCACGTCCGTTCTCACCAGGACTACCCACGGCAACAGCTTGCCAGTATAGAGCTTTATCCTGCTGTTCAGAGATTGGGTATGCCAAGTGCCAAGCCATCATGTACTTGAGCAACTGTATAAAATACTGAGGCATTGCAAACTCCTCAGTCTGGAACGGGTAGTCAATCCAAAGCGCCAACTCATTGCTCATCAGTTTGTCACCGATGATCTCCCATTCCTTAAACGGACGGGCGTGTGGCTGGTTGCTAGTAAAGACTGCACGAGGATTACCTAAGCGGTCGCCTGGTAACTGAAATTCGTATTTCCACTCAGAGTTTGGAGTGGTAATGAGTCGTGCAATAGAGGTCTTCTTATACGAAAAACTCCACGGGTATACGCTCAAAGCCATATCACGCACATTGGGATACAGCCGATCACAAGCGCCTGATTCGTCTGTTCCGTCATTAAAAGACGAGATGGGTTTTGCGCCCAACAGAATCAGAGCGTCTGAACAGATTTTTACTCCGCTATCACCTGCTGCCAAAGCCATCTCCTTAAAGTAAAAAAGCCTGCCTCCGAGCTACCCCAGAAGCAGGCTTATGCCTCACCTGATTCTATTAATCAGTATCAGTAGCAGCCAAAACTGTTGGGTCGTTAATATCAACGACACCAGCAGCATTAGACACCACATACGCAAGCGAAGCCACTGCGGTTCCGGTAGCTGATGTAACCAGATAAATCAAATCACCAACCTGAAGTGTATCAGCCAGTGTGTTGAAATAACCTGCTGTATCAACTGTTGCGGCAGCATCAGCCGTTTTATAAGCGTAGATGCTAGGTGCTTGACCACGCTTAGAAGCTGTTACTACTGTAAAGCCTGTTGAAGAAAAAGCCATGTCAGCCTCCTATTAAGCGCCGTTTTCGTCGCAAGTGATTTGAACGATACCCTCGGCATCAATCGCAACAGCACCAGCGGAGAACATCGAAGCCACGAGGAACGAAGTCTTTTCTGGGATGTAGTTGATTTCTGTCTTGGGGGCGATACCCTCAGCCATGCCAACAGCGTCTTTGTGGAACGCAAATACTTTGCGGTCACCAGATGCGATAGGCAAGCCACCTTCTTCACGGTCACCAAGGACGTGGAAAGTAAAGCCAAGGAATGTGTTGATGTCACCCTGAACCAACGCCTTAACGGTGTTGAAGTCAGAGCTAGTCACAGATGTCTCACCCAACAACGAGGATAAGCTCGATGCGTGGATCACAATGTGACGGTTGTCCATCGGCACGTTCTTGGTATTGAGCTGTTCAGCAGCAGCACGCAACTTAGCTACGTTGAGGTTTGAACTAGCACCACCGATGCTGGAAGCAACAGTGTTTGCTGTGCCAGAGTTAATCAGAGCATCCAAGATCAACTGGTCTTGACGACGACCAATTGCGTTAGACACAACCTGAACCAACTCACGGCGCTCGTCAAAGTTAACCTTAGCTTGCATGAAGATGTCGCTGTATTCAGCAGCGATATAGTCAGACAGGTTTACAGTAACTTGACTATATGTCACGTTAAGTGGGGAGACATCGGTCTGGGGGATGCGAACTTGAGCAACACCTTTGCCGATCTTAGGGAACTTGTATGTAGCGCCTTCTACACCTGAACGAACACGGATAGCACCACGCAGGACGGCTTGAGCCTGATACGCCTGCTTAACTTCCGCATCAAACAGGGTAACAAAGGCAGTCGAGAGATTGATAGCCATTTGAAAATCCTTTGATAAGTTAAGAGTATTTGCGCTTTCGGTTAGCCAGCTAGCTGCTGGGCCTACTGCTTGCTACTTGCGGTAGCCATTCGTCAGTGTCCACTGCGGTATAGGGTCGGTGATCTGATATGCCTATATGCGCTTTTTAACATGACTGTGGATAACTTGCAAATATATTGTGGATAAGTACGAGTTCGCATGAAGCAGCGTGATTCAAATTAGACACTAAACACTAAATTTGTACTATGACGGCGCTAACCCGTCACCTCGTATACCCACAACCTATCATAACTAAATGTTTAGCAACTGTACAAAATAATTATTATTAGATTCTAAGTATTCTTTATCTACACGCCAATCCGTCATATCCCAATTACCCTTGCCGTGATTGCACTCATGACACAAAACCTGCAAGTTATCTAAAGACAACGCAAGTTCTGGAAAGATTCTTCTTGGCTTAATGTGGTCAACATTCATAACAGCACCTGTTGCTGGTGTTGCTCCACAACATTGGCACTTAGCTCCGTGCTTTTTTAATGCTTCCATACGCAACTTGCGCCATTCGTATGACATTAGAAAACTATCACTATTAACTTTTTTATAATTAACTTTTCTTATTTCATCTGCTAAATAAACATTTGATTTTGGCAAAGTTGTTTTTTTGCTTTTCTTTGCTGTTGGTTTAATTCCAATAGCATCAAGGTTTTTCATAACCCATGTTCTATGAGAAATTTCTTCAGGCTTTGGTCTATTGTCAATAGCTAAACTTTCACAAGTTATTTCATACATTGACTTACCTTCAGCCCCAGCGTATCCAACTTTTGATTTGTTGTATAAAGCAGCTTTCTTAGAAATTCCTTTAGACATTATGTATACCTATATTTGTTATTAACCACATATACTTAGAGGCAGGAAGGGTTCGTTGGACGAAAACTCACCTAAGATCATTGCTGACCTTAGTGTGAATTCCATATACTTGTCGTTGGAATGGGACAGTACTGGACACATCGTTAGTTTGCACACGCACGATGCTTGGGTGATTACGGTCTATACACGACCCCTAGCTCTGGTTCACCCACAGGCCTTGCGACCCCACTCATTTCAGTTCGGCTGGTGCTAGTACCCCGTAGCCTCTCAACACGGTTACGGCGGCTTTTAATGCGGTCTGCCCGTGTCCATCCATTTATAGTCTTGGAAAACTTCCTACATTCGGCTAGGTTCTGAGTCCCACTTTGTACGCAACTAACTTTGGTCTGCGTTCCGTTCGTGCATAAAAAAAACCGCTTAAATCTGCATCTTGGTGAGAAATCTATCTTTGTGGGATAGAACGCCCTTTCGGGACAAGATACAGACTTAAACGGTCTACATCGGTTTCTCACACCAATGAACGAATTATATACTACTTTTAATTAAATGTGGGTTTCGATTAAAGCACGATTTCCACTAGAAAATTAAAACACTTCGTCTACGAGTGCGAGTGCCTGCCAAGGTACTTATTCTTATAGACGCTTGCATTAAAAATTGCGTTGCTAAAGCGCAACCCCACAGCTTGAGCATACCAAAAAAAACCCTAGCACTAAGGCTAGGGCAAACCCTGAACTAGAGGGAGGAGATAGGTTAATTATACCGCTGGGCAAACAGGCGTTCAACCTTTTGTCGGTACGCTGGGTCACTCTGGTACTTGGGATCACCGACCATTTGCTGCAACTCTACGTCTGTAGGCTGCCCTTCAATGGGAGAAGACTCAATTGGTATACGTCCTTCATAGGATTCACGCACTTTCATCAGAGCCTTGAGCCCCTTGGCTGTACAACCCATCACCTTAAACTCCTCAAAGTCATCCCCGTTCCAGACACCTTTATTAACCAGACCACGAGCCCAGTTCACCATTCCGTTAATTACGGCATCGGCATTAGGTCCAAGCGCTTTCTTCTCAACAGCAGGGTCGATAGTGGGGCCAGTGTTAATCTCACCTGCCATCTTGACTACATCACCTGCGAACTGATCAAAGGCTGCTTGCGAGACACCGTTGTCTGCTGCCCACTTAGTGAACACAGGAACCATAGGCAGGTTATCTGGGTTATCACCAAACACCTTTAAATCATATTTGCCATCAGCGGGAGCCTTGTGTTTGCCTTGGGATACCATCTTGCGCATATCTTTCCAAGACTTGGCAATGCCTTCCAAGTCAGGCTCGTTCTCTTTCCAGAAGTTCTCAGGCCACCACTCAGGTCTGTCTACAGCCTCGTCCTCTGGAATAGACTCTGCCGAACGGTGATCTACCGCTGCGGCTTCAGGGTTTACTTCTTTAGTGCTTTCGTCTTTAACATCTAAACCACCCCATAGGCCTTCATCCTGACTTGCGCCAGTATCGT